GACCCGCCTTCGTCCAGTAGATACCCTTTCATGGAAGAATGGGTGGTCCGAGAATTCATATGATTTTCCCAACAGCTACGTGAAGCTGCCCCTGCGCGTCGTTGGTTTTGACCCCATTAGCACGTACGCAAATGATCAGAATAACCGTTTCGTTCAGCGCTATGTTCTGAAGTAAGCCAGGAAACCGAGGCTTCGCCCAAATAGTCTGCTTCGCAGACTGACCGTAAATAAAAAACTAATCCATTAGTAATATGGATCCACTTGCACTTGCTGCAGTAGTAGGTTTGGTGTTTGCCGGAAAGCGTCTGAGTGAGAATTCAGATGATGTGCCGGTAACCACGGAATCCAGAAAACCAGGCCCCCCAGTTGTGACTCGGCGCGATACCGACCTTATGGCTCACCCCGGTGATCACTGGGCAGACTATCAGGATGTCAAGATTATGACCCCCGAGCTCGGTCGTCGTGTTGGCGACTGGCGTCTTCAGCCCAAGAATGAGATTCCATCTCTGCAAGACACGCGCCCCGACGCCAAGGCGTCTCCATGGGGTCAGCCTGTGTACGATCTGTACGGTCGCCAGAACATCACGAACAAGATGAACAATTTCCCACCAGTCGAGCGGATTCGCGTCGGCCCGGGTTTGGGCGTCGGTCCAGATGTGGCCGCTACTGGTGGTTTCCAGCAGTTTTTCCGTGCTCTTCCCAATAACATCAACGAGGAGCGCCTTACGACTCTGGATGGTCGCCCTGGTCCAAGCAATCCTGTCGTCAAGAATGGTGGTGCCGGTGGTATCGGTGAGATGACCCATCAAGCCAAGGCGACCAAGGCGTGGAATCGCCCACCCGCCAAGAACAGTGCTCAGCAGGCACAGGGTGGTGGTATGCGTGGCATGGAGGGTCGCCCCGACCAGATCAAGACTCGGCGCACGACGATTCGTCAAGAGACGGGTTTCCGCGGTGACACTCTCGAGTACGGTATTGCTCATTACAACGTGAAGCAGCCATACGACGGGTCTCTGACGGACAAGTCGCTGCCCCACCTGTCGAACAACCGTTCCAATCCAGATCGCGCAGGAAACGCTGGTCGTATGAATGTTCGCGACGATCCAGTCAATGCTGTCGGTGCCATGACCAATATTCGCGCCGAATCCACGGCATTTCCAGTGTCACACCCATCTGCCGGTCGTTTTCAGAACTACATCACTCCCGAGTTTGAGAAGTTTAACGAGAAAAAGACGGAGATGGGTAGAAACCCATGGGTTGACACGCTCGACATTGCCATCAAGCAACTCGCAAAGAATTCGTTCGTGCAGGAGCCTTTGTCAGCCCAGTAGACTGTTCACTCGCGTCGCAAGTCAGAAAAAAACCTAGGTTAAGATTATAAAATGAGCGGTGGCATTGTTCAGCTCGTCGCTACGGGTGCTCAGGACGCTTGGTTGTCCGGTAAGCCCGAGGTTTCCTTTTTCCGTTCCAACTACAAGCGGTACACACACTATGCTCACTCGATCGAGCGCCAGGTGATCCAGGGTAATCCACAGGCTGGTAACATCTCCCTGGTTCGCTTCGAGAAGAAGGGTGATCTTCTGAGCTATGTGTACTTTAGCGCTCGTGATTCGAACAATGCTGGCGTGTCCGGCCTGGACTGGTCCAAGATTATTGACAAGGTGGAGCTGATGATTGGTGGTCAGGTGATTGACACCCAGGACTTCCAGTACATGACTGACATCGAGCCAGTGGTGGGTGCTCAGAACTTCTCCCAGCGCTACCTGAATTTCAACACCAGCGGTGTGACCAACCAGAAGAATTCCTTCTTCCCTCTGAAGTTCTTCTTCTGCAAGGATTACTTCCTGGCTCTGCCTCTGGTGGCCATCCAGTTCCACGATGTGGAGCTGCGCATCACCTGGGCCAGCCAGCTGGGTTCCACCCTGACTTTTGGCCCAACGACCAACCCAAGCCTGTCAGCTGTGCCACAGGCAACCATCAACGTGTCTGCTGCGGTTGTGACTGGCGCTGGTGCCAACACGGCTTTCCTGGCGTACAACTCTGTGAACGGTCCACTTTTCACCGGCTCTCTGGTGACCACCTCCGCAACTCCAGATGCAAACACTCTGGCAATCGTGAAGACGATCGGTAACGCGACCATCTACTCGAACGTGACCATCTCCTTCGCCAACACGACCACCATCGCCAACGTTCTGCCAGCAGCCAATTCGACCCTGAACGTGTTCGCCCCAGTGACGTCTGCTCTGGTGACTGCCAACACGATCATCACCGGCATCTCTACATCGGCAACCCTGACCATCAATTCAGTCAACTCCCCAACCGTGGGTGCTGGTATCCAGGGTGGTCAGTACGTGGCTGGTCTGCCTCTGACTGGCCCAGTGGTTGTGACGGCATCAAATGCAACCACTGTCAACGTGAGCTTCGGTGTGCAGGCTTCACCTCCTCTGACGGCTGCAATTGTCGGCACGCAGCTGGGTTTCTTCACCGGCACGGCCACCACCACCACCACCTACGCAAACCTGACGTTCGCCTGCTGGGCCAATTTCATCTACCTGGACCAGGCTGAGCGCAAGTTCTTCGCGGACAACTCCCACGACATGCTCATCCACCAGGTGCAGCGCGTGCCAATGAGCAGCAACCCAGTGCAGGAGTTGGCTCTGGCGCACCCAGTCAAGTTCATCGCCTTCCAGTCCCAGCGGTACGACACTGTGATCCAGAACGGCAACAACGCCCAGGCAGCCTCGAACTACATGCTGAAGACCCAGATTAACGGCACGGATGTCGGTGAGTTCCGCCATCTGAACATGTGGGTCGATGTTCCTCAGTACTACAACACCCCCTTCGGCTACGTGCACAACAACCTGCAGGCGAACGTGGCTGTCATCAGCTACTGCCTGGACACCTCCAAGAACCAGCCCACCGGCACGATCAACTTCTCCCGCCTCGACACCTACCGCATCGTCACCCCCGTGCAGCTCAGCGATCCAGCCACCGGCCGCACCGGCCCTCTGGCACTCGCCAGCCCACTGATCACCAACCCCTACCTGTACGCAGTCAACTACAACGTGCTCCGGATCCAGAACGGTCTCGCCAGTCTTTTGTACGCAAATTAGACTAAAAAATTAGTCCCACTGACTAGTAACAAGCATGCCACTCTGGTTTTGGCTCTTGATTGCATGTATCGTATTTCTTATCACGTATGACAAGCGCAGCGGAAAACTCCAGGAATTTTTTGGCCCAGACATAGTAGTTGAGAGTCGAAATGGCGACTCGGGAAAGACACAAAGCAGTAGCGATACCAATGAGCCAAATTGAAGGAGTTCCGCATTTCCTCGTGGTCCACGACCGACGATACAAGGAATGGACGTTTGTTACCGGCGGATGCCGGCGTCGAGAAATCTACAACCCACTTCGATGTGCGGTTCGAGAACTCGAAGAAGAAACACGCGGAACGATCAACTTGAAGAGAGGCTCGTACGCCTACTTCAAGTTTTCGACTGACACCCCAGAACCTAGAGATCTCGAAGATGGAGTTGATGTGCTGAATCACTACCACGTCTACGTCTTCGATCTCCCAATGACTTCAATTGAACACCGACACATTGTCAGGAGGTTCACCGAGGAGAAGGACAAGATGGAGGGTCATGTCGTGCCGTTTCGCAAAAACTATGATGAAAATGATGCCTGTGAGTTTGACACGCTCGATGGCATCTCAAAAAGAGACAACCTCTGGCCGATGATTCGTACACACGTCATCCGCAATCCCGAATTTGTACATGCAATTCGAAACAGAAACAAAACCCCGTTTAATCTCAGAATTTAAATTCAAAATGTTTTTTAGATGACACCCAGTAAACTCTGGTATGCTCAGAAGCTCGCGACACTCAGGAACGACGGTTCGAAACCTGAAGAGCTCGCAGAGCAAATGACCATTCGCAGATTGTGCTACGAGATTGAGAAGCTCGAAGAGGAGCAAGTCGAGGCCGAGGATGAGGTTCCGGACGTCGAGGTGCTCGCAAATCAGGAAAAGGTGAAAAAGCCAAAGAGTTTCTGGGCTCGTCTCGCACTCGACTCGTCATCTGAGGAGGACGAGGAGTAGGGCCTTCGGCCCGACGGGAACCGAAGGTTCCCTGACTTTGTACACCTAAAGAAAATGACACCTAAATAAACAAACAATGGACTTATGGACCGTCCCAAAAGCACCTGGGACCCACACATTGATGAATGGTGGGATCCTTTTTGTACCGGACGATGACATGTCTGCGTTTTTCCAATTGTACATTGAACAGTTGAAAAATAGCAAGCTGTACGTGGTTGAGCAAAAGACGAACATTTTCAAGTTTTTCGTCGATCTCGACTACAAGGCGGTGGAGAAGCTCAAAGATGAAGCTCTCTTGGCCATTTGCGACGTGATTCATGACGCCATCGGACGGCCCGGGAGGTGTTGCATCGCACGCGCACAACCTCGACCGGTTAAAGACCCGAGTGGAGTGCACACGACACTCATTAAATCTGGTGTACACATTCACTGGCCAGACTTTAAGGTTTCGAAGCAGGAGGCGATTTCTGCACGTTCGAAGATACTTTTGGCTCTTCCAGAGGTGCAGGAGGTGGATTGGGCTCAGGTGATTGATTCGAGTGTCTATGGCGGTTCTGGACTTCGGATGCTGTGGTCACACAAGAAACCTTCAGGAGATCCATACATTCCATGGCGCGAGCTCGGTGGGAGGGAGTTTACAAAAGAGCCAAATGCGGAGATTCTCGAGCTGTTCTCGATTCGGTGTGCATCGTACGAGCACAAGTCTGAATTCGATCAAGACGACGCACCTGCAGCTGAACCGATCGAGGAGTTTATTCAGCGATACCTACGAGGTCAGCGCCGAACACAGGTGAAGAAGATTCAACGACTCGAGGAGGGTGTAGACGTGTGGTACGTTCAGACGGATTCAAAGTACTGTGAACGCATCAAGGAGGAGCACAGGTCGAATCACGTCTGGTTTCTGTTGAACAAGGGGCGATTGAGTCAGAGGTGCTTCAACGACGAGTGCAAGGATCACGAGTTTTCCGAACATATTCTTCCTCCGAGTATAGTAGATGAGATCGTTACTGTTGGTAGCCCTCCTGGCAGTGACATTATGGCTTGTTTTTCCGAGAGGGCAAAGGGGGCAGTTCCTAAAGTACGAACAGGCGGTGCATCCATATTCTGGACTCGATCCAATGAGCTGGCAACGCTTCCTAAATAATATGACGCTTTTTGAATCAAAAATAGACAGTGACATTGATTTGTCGTCCCAAGCTTTGTACACTGCAGTTGAGAATGTCCGCGACATGAGCCTAGGGATTCGTCTTGCTGATGACGTGGAACATCAGGAAAAGCTCAATGAGATTGCCAGTGCACTCGCATACGACGGAGAATTTGAACTTAACAAAGTTGCTCTTTCAAAGGGTCTTTATTTCTTCCCAAAGTACTTAAACGAGACAATCCAAGATTATCCAGAAGATGCAGCCGAATCGGCCTTCGTCCCCTCCAGAATCAGGTCCCACGGACAATAACGTGCGCACGAAAAGTGGTCGCGTCTCCAAGCCACCTGTTCGGTACGAGCCGATTGAGCAAGTTGAGGATGATTACGCCACTGAGGATTATGACACAGAGGAGGAGGAGGATATCGGCGATGACAATGACGAGGACGAGGAGGACTTTGACGATGAAGATGATGCAGATGAAGATGGAAATTTGGATGGCTTCATAGTACCAGATAAAAGCGAGAGTGACGAAGAAGACAATGGACGACCGATCCCCCCCTCCGTTCCTGTCGTCGTCAAAAAGCGACGTAGCTGAAGCCAACGACTGGCCGGCACGTTCAGATCCAGAGCCGATGTTTCGGCCTTCTTTGAACCTTCAAGAGAAGGAGAGCCCACTTGACAAGCTCAAGGGGAACCCTCTCGTGATGGGGATGCTCATCGGCATCGTCATCGGAATCGTCCTGACCAATATGCGCCCAGTCATTATCAATCCGCCTAAGTAATCATGTAAGAAACAACACGCCCAGATTTTGAATCGTTCCCAGAAAACGTCCCAATTGGTCCCGTGCGTCCCTTGGAGAGATCCTCCTGCAAAAACCCAATCCACGGACTCTCACGCACCTGAGTCTGTGGCTCCATATCCCTGAATACCTCAAACTGGTTGTCAAACGCCTGTACGGGTTGAGATATTTTGGCAGGGGGGCACAGCAGGTCGAAACGCTTGTACGCAAACCACAAGAGACCCATGACTATGAGAATACCGATGAGTGCAAATATCATATTACTTTACATATAGAAATTAACTGAGTTACACAGTAACTCCTCGACTTCGGACTGGTGGGATTTACGCCTCCTCTGGCTCCTCCTTCAGAGTGTCGAGCATCTTCTGGCACTCGATGTCATTCTCGGCACGACGCTGCTCAATCACCTCGTTCACCTTGGCGTCGGCCATCGCGACCAGCTCCTCGATTGGCTTGTCGGGAAACTCCTTCTTCAGATCCTCAAGCACCTCCGCCGGGTGAGGAATTGGAGGTACGTCCGGCTTGGTGTAAAACTTGGAATTCTCGTCCGACGGATCGATGTAGGGAAACTCACCAGCGATTGGCTTGGCGTTCATGTCACGCTTGCGCTTCTCAAACATGGCAGACGCCTGAGCCTGATTCTCGCGGTACTTTGACATAATCTCCTCCAGCTTCTCATTCTGGTAGTGAACATCCTGAATCTGGTCGCGCTGAGGAGGGATCAGTAGCCACTTGTACATGTCCACCACGTAAATGTCGACGAGTGCATCCTCCTTCTGAAGACGCTTGCAGTGACTCGCCGCCTCGTCACGGGATGCAAAGCAGCCACGAATCTTCATACCCAGAAGCTCATTCTTCTGTGGCTGATCGGGACCGACAAACGACACGCACGCAAACAGCTGGCCGGGAACAGTCAAGTAGTCCTGCTCAAGAGAACCCATTACTACTATACACGTACGGAATATCTTTATCTGAAGAAAATCGGTTTTGTTCACGAGTATTAAGGAGTTTGTACTCTATCTCTAAAATGGAAAACCTCCGTAAACTCCACAACAATTGCAAGCGCGCGCTCATCACACAATGGGTCAAGCCTGGATCAACTGTTCTCGACTGCGGATGCGGTCGCGGCGGTGACATTCACAAATGGAAATCTGTTCGAGACTTGAAAGTTATCGGAGTCGACCCGGACGAAGAGTCAATCGCTGAGGCGCAGTCGAGAGCCATCGAGGCAAATTTCGGGATGTGGTTTTTGCCGGCCGGTGACATTGCGTCAGCCATCTCATGGGGGCAGTACGATGTGGTGTGCTACAACTTTTCACTCCACTACATTTTCGAAAACATGGACACGTACACAGCATCCATCTGGGCAATCGACAAGTGCCTAAAACCAGGTGGACTTTTGATTGGTATTACTCCTGACAAGACACGTATAAATTCACTTTTGAATTTTAAAACAAAATTCGAAGATGAATTAGGAAACAAAATTGAGATGAAGGGTGAGAAACTTTTGGTCAACTTGGTTGGAGGTCCATTTTATGCAGATGGTGGCAGGGAGGAGCCCATACTGGAACCCGAGCTGTTCATCCGGTCGATGATGGCTCATGGTATAAAGATGCTCAAGTGGGAGCCCATGCTGAGCCGCCCGAACGGACTCATCTCGGACATTTATTCTCAATTTGTTTTTGTAAAGCAATAGTAGTAATGAGTGGCCTTCTGGTCCTCGGTGTCCTCGGGGCAGTTCTAGCCGATGTAATCACACTGACGAAAGATCCACCGATGCTTGCAGAGATTAAGCGACGATACGAAATTATCAGGAAGTCTCTTCCAGCAGAGGACAGGTGGAAGCTCATATGTGGAAAGGTTTCAATCGTCACAGGCACGTCACCAGGCATGACTCGCGAGATTGCATTAAACGTAAACAAGGGGTATGAAATCTACATCTGCCTGGAGGGGGAAGATGTAGAGTCCGCGATGTATGTGTTTCTTCACGAGCTCGCACACTTGGCAGTTAGTGAATACGATCACACGCAAAAGTTTTGGGACAATTTCAAAGATCTTCGTGAAATTTGTGCTCAACTGGGAGTCTACAAACCAGTGTCTGACAAAAAGTACTGTGGGGAGAGTGTCGGTGAAAAGCCGAAGAAACCCTAAGGTCCTCACTGCTTGTCAATAAACTGGCGTGCAAAGTAAAACACAATTGCAGCCACCAAGGCGGTCACCACCATGCCAGTCGCTGACATCTCACCAGACTCGGACAGAAACTTGGGCACCATCGTAGACAGTTTGTCCTGAACAGGCTTGGAAAAGGCGATAACAGACGCCACTCCCGCCAGTGCAGCCTGGAACTGCTCATCCGTCAGGCCGAATGGGTTCTTGCTCTTTTTGCCACTGCTTGAGGAATCCGCCTTTGGGGTCCGCTTGTTCCCAGACATCATCTGAGGAGGGCCCATCACCTCGTCCTGCATCATCTGGCCTGGACCAGCCATCACCTCCTCGATTGGAGAAGAAAAGTCAGCCATTTGAGATGAGTCAACTTTATTTTCAGGCTCATTTCGAAGCAGTCCTGTTGGAATCCCGCTCTTCTTATCATCATCTGGGATTTCCTTTATCATGTCGATACCAGCATTCGGGTCGTAACTCTGCATCTAGTTCTTTCTGAGGTTTTTGAAAAGACTTCTCAGCGCGATTTCTTTACGACAATCGTAGGAGCACCACGACTTCGAGCAATAGTACCAGGTGGTGGGCCAGTCTGGTGACGTGGATTGTAGTGACGCTGGTGATACTGCCAGAATGAGGGACCACCCACCTTGAAATTCTTGCGAATGGGCGCCTTGTACCAAAAGACCATGTCCTGAATCTTGTTCGTCTTGCACGTCGTATCAAGTACCAAGCACTCGTAATTCTCCGTACAAGCATCCATCACTTGACAAAACACGTCAAAGTTTGGAAACATGCCAAAGAAGCACTTGTACAGATTTTCGCGATTCTGTTTCACATTGTCACGAAGGACAAAGACGTAATCGGTGTTGGAACGAATCATAGGTGTCATGTCCATCACGTACTGGGTCGTCATCATGAAAAAGATGTTCCAGTGGCGACCATTCATAAACAAGCTGCGCATCACCGTGTCACGCATGAATGCCCTGTCGTACATGCAGTCGTCCATCAGAATGAACACTGGTGGGAGAGCCTCTTTCCCTACACGAGCTGCAATCTTGCGCTGACGCTCCATGATCTTCTCAATGGCGTCTTTGTTGTAGTCGCCGTACACAAAGAGATCTGGAATAAACTGTTTGTAATGTCCGTTACCATCCTCCGTACCTGACATTGCAATCCCAGCTGGAATGGCTCTCTTGTGCCACAGAATGTCAGTCACGAGGGTCGACTTGCCTGTTCCACGCTTTCCAATGAAAACACAGACACGATCATTCCTCATCTTGGTCGGGTCAAACCTCTTGAGCTGGACACTCATCTGTATTTCACATTCAAATTTTGAATTGAAATTGAACGCAAAGTATCACTTAAATAAGATCTCCATCTTTAGTAGAATGTCCGCTGGGTATATCCAGCTGGCGGCCCTAGGGCAACAAGATGCCTATCTCTCAGGAAAGCCGGACCTAACGTACTTTCAGGGTTTGTATTCTCGAAATACACCATTCGTGCTTGAAGCGTACGACATTCCCTTTAACGGTTCGAAGCAATCGTTCGGTACTCAGCAGATTTGTAAGATTCCATTCAAGGGTGACATTGTCAGAGGGCTCACACTCAAAACCAACATGCCGTTCCTAAAAAATCCAGGAAACGATTGGAACTGGTCAAACGTTGCCAGTGAAAATGGGTTTTACCCACGAATCATCATCGATGGCGTGTACATCCGTGCACCAACACAGGGTATCGCTTATTACTCCTCAAACGTAGATTCTCAGTCAAACGCATCAGTCGGGTGGCTGACAAGCCCCGTCACCTATACATACTACACAAACGGCACAACCGCGCCAGTGACTGGTACGTCCATCACAATTGCAATTCAGGCTGGAAACATATCACCGAATTTCAACATGCTCCCGGGGTACATCGGAAGCATTGCCGGGGTGGTTGGTCCGATGACAGTCACGTCATCCACCACAACCAGCATCACATTCACAATCAACACTCAAACCACGTCATCCATCCCTACACTGACCCCGTTCAGTATTCTACCCGGAATTGCAGCAACCGCCGTCTTACTGACACAGACGAGCATACCCGCAAATGTATCCGCTGTCACAAACATCAAGATTCCCCTCCCACTGACATACCCACTGACAGTCAAGACGGGATGTACTGCAACCATGCCAGGTGTCACTGGCGTGATGGTGGTTGGCCTGCTCGATTCCATTGTAGCATCGTCGTACGCACTCGTCAATTTCACAATCCCGTCACAAACCACGGCACTTATCCCAACAGGGACGAACGTGACGGTCAAACAACCGCTTACTCTGTCTGGGAACGTATTTTACAATGCAAATGTCAACCGGTTCAACTTTACGTCATATTCAAACATCGAGGTTGAGACTATTCAGGCGACATTTTGGGGGTTTGACCCAAAGAATTTCGACACCGTCTCACCATCTGGAAACTTGAATTACATCATTTCAGCCACAAGCGCTCATCCGAGTTTGCCCGGTGTATCAGGCTATCCCCGTGCGTCATCCGATTTTACGCTTGAACAAGGTGGGTGGGCACGAGGCAGTGGTATCCCATCAGCCGAAAAGAGAGCGGGTATCTATTTTCAGGTGACTAACGACATCATTCCATCGTCAACACCAACCGCTGTCCAGTTTCAACTCTACGGAGGAAACTACCTCTTTTTCAACACCTCTCGATACCTGTACATGTCCCAAGTGGCTGGTTCAACCTTTTGTTTCCAATCCACCAATGGAAACATCGCATTTACCAAGTCTGGACAGTATTGTATCCGTGGTAATCTTACTGCATCAGGGACAGATGCAGTCTACTCGGTTTCTTACACCTATTCACTGACTGACGTCGTTCCTCCACTGAATTTCATCGCCGAACACGTCATCCAGACAACTTCACAGCCAACGCCCACATTCACCATCCCACTCAATGTCATCATCCCGCCCGGGTATAGCTACGTCTTCATGTCGGTGTTCATACGAATGAACCCCGTGACTGGAGTTTTGCGGCCAGGATCTTGGCTTGCAGTCGGTCCAGTTGATCAGTATTTTACAAACTCGGGAACTTCAGTCACGGGGACCCAACTTGCATTTCAGAATTTCACATCATACCCACCGGTATCAGCCGCATCACTCGTGAGCCTCGCACCAGCCTCAAACTCATTCACATTTCAAAGCGTCGGTACGTACTTGATTACGACGGTGCTTGGATTTCAGTCGAGTGCTCTGACTTCTGTCAAGCTGAGCTACGGAACGCGTGGTTCTGGAACAGAACTGTACACGTACACAACTCCACAGGGCGCATACCCGTATCCTTCACTCGATTTCACCATCCCGGTGAATGTAACCAGTGCGTCTCTTGGACCGTACTTCATGGACATTACAATGCAAGACTTGTCTGGGCCGCGCACCTCTGACACGATGCTTTCATCAAACGTGTGCACGATTCAGATTGTCCAGATTGGCGCGACAAATCCATCCATCTCTTTCACACAAAACAGTCTTTTGTTGAGGCCAGCAGTATCTTCCTTCGTCATTTCAAGTCCAATTAATTTCAGTACCGCGAGTTGGAATACGCCCATAGGAGGTACAGTTCAGCTTGGAGTCAGTGGGTCTCAGATTGCAATTTATCAGGGTGGATTGTACTACATTCAGGCTGTTTTGTGTACGGTGGATGTTCTCAAGTCCATCTCCGTGACAGTCACCGGCGCGTCGACTCTTAGCGCGACATACCCGATTGGTCTCGGTCTTTTGCCACCGTACTCGATTGGAGTACCTTTTTTCGTTCCGACTGCATCAACCATCAGTCCGGCTCTCGCCACAATCGGGTACAATACAATTGCCGGTGGAACAACAACCTTGTTCTCAAATACAGTCGTGTCAATCGGACCACTCGCCAGTAACGTGACTGACGTGTACAGCTACGTCGATTCCGTGGGGACGTATATGATTGATAACGCCGAGCTT